GTGACTTACCTAATTTAATTTGTTTATTGTATACTTCTGTATCTTGTAAAGAAATTGAATTAGGTAAAATACCTGCACCCAAATTTAATGGTTTATTGTTTTGTATTTCAGTCATAGCTCTACTAAATTCTGTAGGACCATACGCTTCTTTTGTTTCGTCATAGGCTTGATTAAAATCTTTACCTAAAGTATTTTTTCGCATAGATTCTGTTAATTGTTCTCCAGGTAAAAGACCTGCTGCCACATTACCTAATACTGCTTTACCAATAGAAGTGTCTGTTTCTTGTGCAGCAACTACAGTAGATTTAAAGTTTTTAGATACTTTTTGAAATGCAGAGTCCATAGCTAAAAAACCTAACTGAGTACCTCTTTTTAAAAAGTTTACTTTAGGATTAACCATTATTCTTTGTTTCTTCTCCATAGCTTTTTGTTGTCTTTGTGACAAGTCAAGCAATACACCATCATCAGGTTCTATACCTGACAACGCAGAATATACAACTAATCGTTTGTCTAGCGTAGGATAAGTCCTACTTATGTTTGCCATGTTTTTAGCTAATTCAGGTGATATAGCTCTTTCAAAGTTTTTTATTTCATCTAGGTTTGCAGACGAGTTAGCAGCTAAACCTTCTTTAGCTTCGTTAGGAACAAAGAAATTCGGTCTGAATCCCATGTTAAAACTCTGTGTCTGCTTCTAATAGTTCATCAAATATAGGGTCATTAAAATTTCTTTTAGCAGCAATAAGAAAATTATTTATTGTGCTTGTTGGCATAGGTTGTGTTCCATTATCTCCTGGACCCATAGGAATACCTGATTGTATTGGTTCGTTTATATTGTTAGTTGGTGCTCCTAAATTTATTGGACCTCTTGGTGCTCTAGGCATACCACCAGTATCAACAACTGCTTGTGTCATAGGATTTACTGCATCTACTTGTTCTTGTAAAGCTGCTGTTTGTCCAAACGAATCACCTTCTGTTTGTGGAGGTACAACAATATCTGCATAAGCACCACCACCTGTTAAATCAGTAGCTTCGTTTAAAGCACTACTTTTTCTACCTCTATTGTATTTACCATTACCCATATAAGTCATCTCCTAGTTCAGGGTTATATTCCATACCTACTTGTAAATGTATAAAAAAATATGGGTGAGGTGTTGGTATTATAATATCTCTTAATAAAGTAGGTGCTTGTTCTTTGACACCTGTATAAACCACATCTTCTTCCCAATCCTCTGCATTAATTATATCGAAAAACTTTTTTAATATCTCTTCGTTACCCAAGAGGACCTCCTGGTGGTGGACCTTGTTGTCCAACAGCACCTAATACTTGTTCAATTCCTGGTAACGCACCTCCTGGACCTGGTGGAATTTGTGGACCACCAAGACCCATAGCTAATAATTCTTCTTCGCTTGGTTCATCGCCTTCTGCTGTATAATATTTATCTAATATCTCTGACATTTTTTGTGGATTTTTTCTTATCTCTATAGCAGCAATAGTTGCTTTCTGATTACCTTCTGCAGCTTGTGCCATAAGAGATTCAAACAATACAGTCTCTGCTTTTTCAGCATGTATTCTTTGTTGTATCTTAGTTATGTTTTCTAAGCCATCCATATTTTCTTGTAATGTTTGTGTATCAATGATGCCTTGTTGTTTTAATTGCAACCCTGTAATTATTTTTTGTGGCTCATCAAATCCTGCCATTACTCCATACACACGTCTTGTTGTATACATTTCTTTGATATCTGTTTGTGGTGTATATGATTCTTTATATGCTGTACCTTTGTGTAAACCTGCTATAGGTTTTCTTACACCAGGAAACATTGCCTCATCATACTCTAAACGTTTTGCATCTACTTCTTGTAATGCTTCGGATAGTATGCCTTGGTATTCTCTAACATGCAATGATGCTGATGTACCTAGTTCCTCTAATCCTCTACCAGTAACAAAACTATTAGGCGATTGTCCATCATCAGATACTGGATAAGATGCACCAAGTCTTAGATGTCTTTCAAGTCTATCTACTTGTTGAAATAATTGATATGGTAGATTATTGACTGGCTTAGACACCTGAGAACCTGGAGCTAAATAGTTTACGGCAAATCTACCTTTACGGTATTTACCTGATTCTATTTCTCCAACAATATTTGTTTCTGTAAATACTGCATCTTCCATTGCAATAGTTCCAAGAATATTTATTTTTGCCATGTTAGCCATAAGTCCTGTTATGTGTTGGAACTGGCTTTGTAGTTGGTCAAACGAATATCGTTTAGCTACTACGAAACATGGTCCTGACTTTAATGGGTTAGGCATAAAGTCTATAGTTTTTCTATTTTCAGGTAGATACACATACGTGCCTTCTGTATTCATATACTCAACTACTACTTTTCCATAACCAGTTGTATTAGCCCAACTACCACTATTTTGATTGGTTTGTAATAAAACTGAATACGGGTCTATTTGACCTTCTTCATCTTTTTCGTAAATGTATTTTTTAGCGTTTGGATATTGTTTAGCTAATGTGTCATGTGGGACACGAGATATAATAGCTAGTTCTTCAGGTTGTTGGTCGTTACCAAACATTCCTGGATAACAAGTAAAAGGGTCTCTTAGTTGTGCTTGTGGATATGGATTACCATCTTTATCTTTTTGATGATTTATAACCCATACAACAAAACCGTACCCTGGTAACCATCTACCTACTTGTGGTAATTGCATGTGTAGTTTTTGAAAACCATCATACGCACCAACAATACGTTCTATCTTTTCAGATTTCTTTTTTGCACGTTGTGAATCTTTTTCATTAACTATATCTACTTTTAAATCAGGAGCTCTACCTATTTTTTGTGCAAATCTTTCTAGTGCAGTTAAAAACAAGTTAGGTGCAGGTAGTTCGTGGTACTCTACATCTACGCTTTTACCAAGCAGTGCTGTAACTGCAGCTTCTCCACCATTCATAATGTCTCTAATACGAGACCTGTCTATTGCGTTTTCTTGATTGATGCTTCTTAGGTAATCTATCCTGTCATAAATCTCATCATTGTTTAAAGGCATTTATCTCCAATTATCTAAATCCATACTACTAGGTTCGTACCCTGAAAAGCTAGGATTATAATCATATCCCATTGCAGCGTACCGTTCTTTTTGCATACGTCTAATTGATTTCATTGGAAACCAACTAGCCATAACTATGTCTGTTTTTGTTCCTATAGATTTACTCTTGTTCTTAGCAGAACTAAAATAAACCAACTGGCTTGTATATAAGTTTACCTTTTCTTGTGCTTCAAAGCCAAGATATGGCAAAGAAATTAATTTATCTGCAAATAGTGGTCTCATAGCAGTTACACCAAACATAGGGTCAAATTTATTTTTGTATGTTTCATGTCCCTCTAAAAATATACCATGACCTGATGCAAAGTCTTTTATGCTAGGGTCTTGTCTAATTGCTTTTTGAAATCCGTTTTCCTCAATAACCCAATGTGCTAAATTATATTTCATCCACCATTCTTTAATTATTTTGAGTGCTTCAGGAATACCACCACCTAGATGATTATTCATATCTACCATGTGCATTATGTTTGTTTCAGGATTGTATGCCCATAAAAAAGCAGCTTGATACCCAGTAGAGGCAGGGTCAAGTCCTGCAATCAATCTTGTTCCTGGAGGTACCTGCCCAATATCTCTACCTTGGTCTCTACATGCTTCTATTTCTACTCGGTCAAATAAAGACAATCCTTCAGGCATAGCTACATTAAGATATACCATTTCGTATATAGCTCTACCACCTGTAGTTTCGGCTGCACGTTTTCTATCCATTAACCATTTGTGTGTACGTTTACTAGCCCATAACATACATTTACTATGGTCGTCTACATCTTCAGGTAACGTACATTCTATATCATGTGCTTGTTCTACAGTTGTGCTCCAAGATTCGTTATCTAACAAATGTGAATACAAATCGTCATAGTGTTGCCTAGAGCCAATTACAACCATTGCTGTATGTTCCTCTTTACGACTTGACAATGTTGTTGTCCACCAACTTCTTGTATTTTCTCTAGATGCAGGTTGCATTGTAGATGTGTGGTCCTCAATGTCATCAGCAATAATTATGTCACAGTCACGTGATAGAATTTTACCACCACGTCCTAGTCCTACCATTGTCGGACTCTTGATACCAGTTACTGTTCTAGTGCCTACTGTAAATCCACTTTGTGACCATGCTTTACCTGTACGTGATGTAGGTTTAAATTTTGCTCCTGGTCCACATATCTCTTCTATTAATAATTCGTTACTTTCTAGTTGGTCTAATACAGAACTAATAGCGTTTTTAGCTATCTCTTCGTTACCACCTACCCATAAAATACGTATGTTTGGATTTTTACAAATTAACCATACTGCAAAATGTATTAACAAATCTGTCTTACCGTGTCGTGGTGGAGATAGTATCATGTGTTGTGTACCGTTCTCTATAGCATCCATAATTGATGCAATCCATTTTTTGTGAAAGTCAGGTGTTTCGTATGGTATACCTTGTTCTGTTTGGAAATACCTATCTCTAAAATAATCAAAGTCTTCTAATGTTTTTTCTGCTACCTGTGGTATAGACCATGTTTCTTTATCTAAATCTGTTTTCATATCTTCTACATAAGCAGAGTATGCCATAGATACTGCACCTACTGTTGTGCCTAATATATCTGCAACTGCTGTTATAGTATTTTTTTTGTTATGTATTTCTGCTGCTAAACCTGATTCGACTATATCGTTATATACTTTGCCACGTCTAGACTGTACATTTGTTTTTTGACTAGGTATCTCTAGTACATCGTCCTCTTGTGTCCATTCGACACCTGCTTTACGAGCACGTTTCTTTTGCATATTAATTCTGTTGTAACAACGTTTAGAACAATACTTTTTTGCTTTTGGTGGTAAAGGTCTATGGCATCCACCTGCATAACAAAGTTTTTTTTCTACCATGCCTTACAAGACCAGTATCTTGCTGTGGTCTTATCTGTTGCTGTGTCGCATTTATGTCTAGCTCTAAATGATTTACGAGCTTCAGGATTGTTTTTTCTTATAGCCATGTTCGGGTCTCCAAACATTACCTTAACCACTTTGTCTCCTTTTTTGACATACACTTTAGATTTTTTACGTCCATACCCAGGTTCACCTTTACCTATAGAAGAAGGCGAGTTTAGCTTAACTGATTTACCTTGGTATGTTGCCATTATTTTCTTTTAGTTTTATACAAACGCTTACTATTTTTAGTATGTTTTTTACCTGAATGGATTTGTCCATTAGGCATTTTATGGTGTGCGCCTTTATACTCTTGACCGTTTGCTTTAAATACTTTCATTTTTTCTTTTTAGGAAAACCTTTTTTCATATTGGCATACGCTTTAGGTGAGATAGTAGAGTTTTTCTTTGACCTACTTGTACCTGCTTTTTTTCTTTTGTTCATATTGTGATACAAACCTTTTTTAGCAGCCATTAATACATGCCTCGTTTACTCTTCCTCTTGGCACTGTATTTTTTCTTTTTTCCTTTTTTGCCTACTGGCATCATATCTCCTTAGTTTTTTATTGTACTCTGTACAACCTAGGTTAGCACATAACTTGTAACTCTTATAGAATTTCAATGCTCTATTACAAACTTTGCAGTCTTTAATAATCATATGAGGTCACGATACCACAAAACCCTCTCGGGCATGAAAGGGTCTTGTACGTACAGTTGGTCCTAACTGTTATTTTATTGTAATTTCTACTATACTGCTTGGTTATTTTTAGGGAGGTAAAAAAAAAAAATTTTCTATATAACTTTAGACACACCCTCACTTGCGTGAGGGATTTACAGTCTACTTGTCAGAAAGGAGGCTAACAGATAAAGACTACTAGCCACAATAAGTCTACCAAAACAGTAAGAAATAGCAATGACTTGTAATGTGTTTATTTCTATGGTACATTGGAAGACAATCAGAAAGAACTTCCTGCTTTTAGAAAAGAGCTTTCGACTATAACTACATCAATAAAGTGGACTAGCAGGTCCATGTTAACTGGGGTTAAAGCCCATTACTTCATATATTACAATAAGTCATTAAATGGTTTGTTATCGGTTTGGGAGGGATGACACAGGGTAAGCACCACCTATCTCATTGTTTAGATGTACTTACTTTAAATAACACCTCTCTTTTACTAGCAGTAAGGTACCCTACTACATATAGTACCACTACATCTAGTACCATACTTAACAGCATATTTCTAAGGGATGGTACATACATATAGACGCCCACGCACATTTAACCCTGCCCACTATCCTTCATTGCGTATTTGTGTTTTACCGAAGTTACAGACTAATTCATTATTGTTGCAACATACTATATATTGTGTGTTTGTGTGTACGATACACTAGATTATGTACCCGTTTTGATTTAATACTAGGGATGCTTAGTTAAACTAATACTTCTGACTAAGTTCCTGACCAAGATTACCTGACAAACACAAAAGCCACCAACAAGAAGTGACACCATTTTGTACTTCCTGCAAGTGGCGATTGTGCGTTAGTTGATTATTACTCTATATCTGTAACCAATTCATTTCCGTAACCTAACTTAATTTTGTAGTTGTCTTTCCTTAACTTGTCAATGATTAGCTCACACTCTAAAATCTGTATTTGATTACTTGCCATATCAAAGTTATTGTCAAGCAACTGCAACTTAGATTTAAGGTAAACTTTAGTTCTATCATCCTGCACGCTATCACGCCATGCAATAAGAGTTTGTTTCTTAGCTAACAAATCTGCTTGATAACTTTCATAACTCTTAATAGAATCTAGTTTTCTCTCTATCTGCTCTTCACTATGACCTTGTTTGCTCATTGTGACACCTCGATTGGAACGAATTTCTCAATGTGATAATTCTCATCTGTGTGAATATTTATATCCGTAAGATGAGTACAAGCCAAAACGAATTCATCTAGCTTTTCAACTGACGGAAA